CGGGAACGGGGAGAGACAACTCCGTGAAGTTGTTCTCCGCTCGATATCCAACGTCATACCCGCGTGGGCGGGCATAATCAACCGTTATCGTTCTTGTCTGCATCTTTTTTCGCCTCCACGTCCGCTTGTTTTTTCGCAGTCCGCAAGCATATCGGACAACAGTTCGATTTTGCCGCAAACTTTGGCAAGCTCGACTTTATTGGCCTCTATCTGCTGTATCAGCTGCGCGTTGTGTTTCTGCAAGGCTTCGCCCTGCGCTCGCACTTCAGCGATTTTCTGTTCGATTTCTGCTTTTGTCATGTCGTCCTCCTTATGCGAAAGCGAGTTTTTTTGAGCCTGTTGCATTTGACCAGAATGTTATGCCACCTTGAGTAAATGTCAGTCTATACACGTTGCCGCTCGGGTCTTTTAATCTGACTTCCGCCCGGTCGTTCTGTGCCGCGAAAACATCAGCGCGAACATAATCGTTTCTCTGCGTTGTGTTGTCTCTCACACGCACGGAAAAGGCAGGAACTCCTGCCACTAACGACGCGCCGAAGTCTGTAGTAAATTTGACCAGCTGCGCATTAAATCCTGTAGCCCGATATGCGAGATATTCTCCTGTGTCGGTCAGATATCCCATTTCATTGACAGACAGCAATCGGCGAATATATGTCGCATCATACTCTACGCGCATGTAATCATAAGTCCATGCCTTTTCCATCTCAGAATACGGCTTTGCAGTGGTGTCAAAGTCGCGACCATTATTAAGCGATTTTCCGAACCTAAAACCTCCGTTTGAATGACCGCCAAGCGAATAATCGGCTGATGCAAAAGTAGCGTACAAAAGGACATCATCAACGGATTTATATATCAATGTGTTTCCGACGCCCATGTACTTTTTTTCAGCGTCCGAATTGCTGCCCGCGCCCTGATAAAGTTCGATAGAACCTGACGATAAATCAACTCGATATCCGTCAGAACTTTTAACAGACAACATTCCACCGTCGAGGTTGATATCTCCGCCGGTGATGTTGATGTCGGAGGCTTCGATGTGTCCGGTTTCGAGGTTAAAAGAAAATCCGTTTGTGCCGCCTGTGATGATACCCGTCGTTATAGCTGTTGCGTTTATGCCCGTTCCGGTCATGGCGTTGGTGTAGGTCTTGCCGCCGTCTGTGGTGCAGCCTATACCGCCGTAGGTGCATTTAACGCCCCGCAAGCCGTCTGTCGCGAAACATTCCCAGCCGTCCGGGTTTCCGTCCTTGTCGAGGTCGAGAATGCGGTAATATCCGCCGTTTGCCCCGTTTATAGCGTCTGTGGCGGCTTTTATTGCCGCTTCCATCGAGTTTTTAACCTTGCTGAGTTCAAGCTTTACGGACGCGCTGACAGAGTCGAAAGACATCTCTGTTGTGTCGAGATTGGGAGATGTGATTGTGGACTGCAAGCCGCCGGAGAGGTCTAACTCCTGCTGTGCTACATAGACGGTATACGACTTGTTGTTTTTGTCTTTAACGGTGATAATATCTCCGACCTCTACACACGGGTCTCCGCGCCATGTACAAGTTGACGGATACCATGTACGCCCGTTATACCGTGCATATATCGCGTCTATCTCGGCATGGGTAACAAGCGGATTTGCAAAAGACAGTGGAACTCCTGTGCCTTTCGTATAGACATCTTCGTCCTCGCCCGCTGTGACCGCTTCTATTTTGACCGCGCTCTCTGCGGACTTTTTAAAGCCGTTTTCCCACTGGACATCTGCCGTCACGGTGTAGTCATAGGTACTGCCCGGACTAAAAAACCACGAGATATAAAGCTTTCCGACCGTGTTTACTCGCGCAGACATTCCCGCGCATCCGACGCAGTAGCCGAGCACATCTCGCTCGCTCTGCTCTGTCAGTTCTGCGGCTGTTGCAACGCCGATAACATGATTTTTCAAGGCAGTCTGTGCCGCCGTATCGACATATGTCACGCTCAAGCCGTGCATACTCGCGATATTCTCGACGACATCTTTCAGTGTCGTGGTGTCCGTCACGGTGATAGACGGTGTCCACTTGCCACCCATTTTGTCTATCTCATCATAGCCGGTGACGGTCAAGGTCTTTCCGTCGTCGTCCGTCTCCTGCTTCTCCGTCGCAAAATATCCGCAAGGCGTATAATAATATGTTCCGTCCGCCAGAAGCACACCGCTTTCGATAAATGCTATCTTGTCGCGGTAGTTATAGGTGGGTGACGGATTATTAAAAGTTGCGGAATAGGAGCTTGAACCCACACTTCCGACCGTTGCGTCCTCGTCTCCGTTGAGAACCTGTGTCACGCTCAAGCTCAGTAAGCCGTCCGTTACGACGACCTTATCCGAGACAAAAGAGCGAATTCCGAGAGTCGTCACATAATGTCCGAATGTTATCCGGTTGATTATGTGACGAGTCCGCTTGGCATAAGCAGTTCTTACCGCTGCGCGTTTTGTCGCGTTGATTATCTTATACACTGCCCGTGCCCCCTTACATCTCGGTCAAATTGAAGCTGACCTCTTTATAAGTCCAAAGAGTCTCGCTGTATATCTGCTCTATGTCTGCTTCGAGCGTCGAGCAGTAGAATGTCTTTGTGCCAAATGTGCCCGTTTTCGGGTTCGGCAACCAACAGTCAAAACTGTCGGCAAGGATAATGTCCGCGATTTCTGCATACTGCGTGTTGTTCAATCCGCTTGGCATCGTGGCGGTGTATTTGTTCTTTCCTGTCACGATATCGCGGAACATTGTTCCCGTGTTGTTGTCACGCCCGCTTTTGCTGCTGTCGATGATATTTATTCCGGGTTTCAAGCCCATCGGCGTGGGAAGTGTTTTCCATGTCGATGTACCCGTTTTTTTGATTTTCATTACGGCTATACTCATACGCTCACCCCCGCGAGCGGCGTTTTGCCAGTTCTTCTGACAACGCCGTTATGGTATTCAATTACCGATTGCCCGACGACCTTTCCGTCGAGCGTGGTATAAATTGAAATTGATATCGGGCGTGAGTTATCTCCGCTGAGTTCGTTCATGACCTCGCGAACCGCCTGTTTCATCGTCGACAAAGGCGAAACAACTTCGGGCTCGCGCTTGTTATCGCCGAGTATGGCAGTGTATTCGCCGTAGTTTCTCGGGACAACTGTACCTGTTGCAAGGCGAGGTATGCTGACGGTAGGCAGATTGAAACCGAACTTCTTGCCGCCTATTCCGGGCACCCAATCGGGAATATTCCACGAGATTCTATTTGCTTTATTGACAACGGTATTAATACACCGCTCAACGAGCGATATAATACCGTTAAGTCTGCCGCGGCCTGAGTTTTTGATTGAATCCCACATTCTCGACGCGCCAGAGGTTATTTTATTCCAAAGGTCGGCTGCGCCGTGCGCGATTTGACTGCCGAAAGATTTGATAGCATTCCAAGCCGCCGAGAACGCGCCCGATTTTATTCCGGTTGCAATACCGACGGAGAAAAGCGCCGCCCCTGCCGCTATAAGCGGAATATTTGTCGTCGCAATACCCGCTATAAGGAGAGCTGTTCCCAGCGCGATTGAGCCCCATGTCACTATCTGCGCGAGCCACGGAGGCATAGCTTCAAAGGCTCCGCTCTTGTCTCCGACTGTCATTCCAGTGGCAAGAAGCATAATTCCCGCAAGTGTAAGATAAATGTCCCCCTTGACTATACCGACAACCAAGAGAGCTGTGCCGAGTGCCATTCCGCCCCATGTGATTATCTGCTTTAACCAGCCGGGCATAGCCTCAAAAGCCCCGCTTGCCTCGCCGTATTTGACGCCCGTCATATATAGAGCGATACCCGCGAGAATAAGCTTCGGGCTAATTTTGACAAGTCCGACTATAAGCAACGCCGCACCGAGTATCATCAGCCCCCATGTGATTATCTGATTAACCCATGTTGGCGTACTCGAAAATGCACCCGTGTTCTGTCCGACTTTTATTCCCGCCGCAATGAGTGCTATACCGAGAATAATCGCGGGGATATTAACCGTCGCTATGCCTACCATAAGTAGTGCAACGCCGAGCAACATCGACCCATAAGCCGCTATTTTCGCCATGTTGCCGTCGAGGTCGTCGAGATTGGTGTTGAATGCGGGCACAGACGACGCATCTGTGGCGCCTGAACTGCTTGAGCTGTTATCACTGAGCTGGTTCAGCTCGTCGAAACTCGCAAGGCTTCGAGAAGCTTTTTCCGCCGCCTTGCCGACCTTGCTTGTCGCCGTTGCTTGCTTATTAAGTGCCTTTGCGTTTTTCTGCATCTGTGATACAGATTTGCCGAAAAGCGCGGCGGTAAACGATGCGAGAAAAGCCGATGCTTGTTCGAGCGCGTGCAGTAACGCTTTAATCGCAGGCAATGCAAACTCGTATATCGGCTGAAACGCCGTCAAGAGATTACCCTTTATGTTGGCAAGAGAGGTCTGTATCTGCTTGTCCGACGAGGTCATAGAGGTGAGCAGCTCTTTAAGCTTTCTGAGTGCCTTTGTTATGACAGTAAAAATGAAAACTCGCTTTGCAAGACCGCCTATACGTTTGACAAATTTATCAAGACCGGCAGTAGCTCCAGTCAAGCCCTTTTTAAATCCTGCAGGTGCTTTGGCGTCCAGAGCTTCCCGGAGCTTTGTTTTCGCAATATCGGCTTTACTTTTGAGTCCGCCGAGTTTTTTCTCTGCATCTACGATAGCCGCTTCGGACGAGGCAAGCTGAGCGGAACGGTCGGTCTGGTGTTTCGCTTCGGCTTTACTTTCAATCTTTTCGATTTTTTCAAGGACTTTGTCATATTCCGCCTGCAAGCTGTGGACTTTGTCAACCCACTCGCCGGATTTGCCGTCAGCTCCGGCAACGCCATGTTCCCACTGCTTGTCATATTCGGCGACTTGCTGTTTTGCTTCGGCGATTTTCGCTTTGAGCGTTTCCGCCTGTTCTATCAGCGGTTTTGCGGCTTCCGGCTCGATATATCCGTCGTCAGATTTGAGATTTTCATATTCCGTGCGCAGTCTTTCGACTTCGGCTATCTGCTTTTCGACTTTGGCATTTGCTTCATCGACATTGTTCTGCAACCGTTTCATCTTCGCCGACGACTGGTCAACTTCCTTGCCGCTGAACGCCTGTTTGACGCGCTGATACATACGTGACACCGATTTATTCACCATGTCCGTCGCTTTATTCACGCCGTCCGTGTCAAATTTTGTGTCAAATTTGAGAGAGCCGTCAACCATTCAATCACCCCCCGCTATCCTAAAAGTTTATTGAGCGCGTCACGTTCTGCCTGTTCCTGTGCCGAGTATTTGCGCTCAATATCTATCATCTTTTTGTGTTCTTTGTAAAATTCCTGCTCCCACTTGTCGAGCTTCTTGTGTCTGTTCTTCTTTTCACGGATAGAACGGACTGTCGAGAAAAGGCACTCGCCAATCTCTGCAAAATAGCCGAGGAACGTCCACCAATGCATATAGGGCACGGCGCGGACTTCCTGCCCGGCGGTCTTGTTTACTGCGGAAAAAATCATCTTTTCGTCCTGAGACCATGACATGACCTTTTTCTGTCGCTGTTGACCTGCTTCTTTATAGTCCTCACCGCCATCAAGAAACCACGACGCTTTTTCAATCGCCTCGTTGCAGGCTTCTCTCGGTATCGAGTCCGGTTCTTTATATAAACAGTCCAGCATAACCGCCATTTTGTCATACTCATTGAGTTCCGGGTCGTCAAACGCCTCGAAAATGACAAGCGCAACGCGATAGTCGGAGCAGATAGAATATTCTTTGCCTGCCACTTCGAGCGTGGTCGGAAGATAGCCTATCATAAGCTATTTTTAAACCTCGCGGCTTCGGCTTCGTACTTTTTGATACGGGCTTCGGCTTTCTTCTGCTCGGATTTTATGTCAGTTTCTATAATCGGAAGAACTGCATTGAAAACGCGCTCGAAAAGCGGAACGCCGCCGCGAGTCGAAAGCGGTGAAGCTGTGCCGAACAGAACGCCGGACACTTCGGAGTTGAAGATATAGTCGAACTGACCGCATATGAACTTGCCGAGGTCGCGGAGACTATCAGCTGCCGTCTCATCGTCAAGGTCTGCCGAACCGTCGCTCTTTATCTTGACGTTCTCATATTTCTTCATTTCTTCGTTTATATTGTTTTTAGCGTTCCGCAGACGCTCTATAAGTCCGTAGTCGGCGGTATCTATACGGACAATTCTCTGCGGGTCGCCGTTAATTTCGTAGCTTTTAAAGCCGTCGTCAAAGTTTATACTCTGTCGCTGCTGTGCCATGTTTTACCTCCTAAAAAGGGAGAGAGGCTGCCGAAGCAGCCCCCCTTTTTGATTACTTGGACGAATCTGCGGTAAACGTTTTTGTTGCCGCATCAAAAGTTCCCTTTGTGCGTCCGCCGTTGTAGTGGATTTCAAAGGGAATCTGAACGCCGTCTTCGCCGCCTATCGACTGCGGAATGATAATAGCGTTCTCGCGATACGCCCACTCACACGAGCCGTCGGTCTTGAACAGCGCGTCAACGACAGTTGTTTCAAGAGCCGAGCCAGTCGCGCGGTCGTTGATTATGGACGCAAGGTGCTCATAGAGCGGGTCGCCGCTATAAGCATAATAAGGGTCAACAGAGCCCTGCGGCTCGTAGCCCTTGACATTGGTCGAGTTCTCGCCGAGTATGTTCTTTTTGGTCTCCGAGTCCGGATTCATCTCAATCGCATACTCTTCAAGGTCTTTGCCCAAACGGACATAGTTTGCAGCTGTGCCATTAAACGACGAATCGATGTAGTGTGCAAGATATTTGCGCTCTATCTTTGCGTTTGCCGTATTGGCAGTAGTTCCAGGCATTAAAACTCCTCACTTTCTATGGTATATTCGGCGTAGATTTGAAGCTGATATGTGACGCCGTCGTTCACGTTCCCTGTCGGGACTGCAAAAAGCATCGCATTTGCGCAGCTCATTTTTGTTATCTCGCCCGGCAGCTCTTTGCCGTCGACAACAGATGTCACCGCGATATGTTTCTGCTTCTCGAGCCAATAGTTCAGCTCCAATAAAAAAGCACTGTGCGCCAGTCGGTCAAACTCGTTGAACGGTCTGCCGTTGGCGTACAGTACAAAGCTGTGTTTGCGTTTCTCATTGCCTAAAATATCTTTTCCGACAAGCGCATCGCCCGAAGAATAGAGTCCGAAGTCCCCGCTCTTGTTTTCGGAAAAATCGACATGCAAGCCGTTGCAAAAGTCGTCTATTTTAGGACACTGAGAGAGTGTTTTTTTAACGGTTTCGATTATGTTCATCTATTTGCCGCCTCCTGCGCGTCGGCGAGAATTTTGTCCGCACGGTCGGCTTTCATACGCTCAAACCAGTGCGAACCTGCGGACGAATTTTTTGTAGTGTCGTATGTCAGCGGTCTCCCCGTCGGGGCTTTACTCGGCGGTGACCACCAACCCACAATCTCGCCTTTTTCTTTGACTGGGATATTGGGACCATATATCTCGCCCATGTACTGATAATGTGCATACGGACCCAACTGTCGGATTTCGCCAGTACCTATGACAGTAGAGGTAGTCAATGCCTTTGTCGCCAAAAAGCCGGACTGATACGGGATATACGGTGTCATAAACTTAATGACATCAGAGTCGATAACGCACTGGATTCTATACGCCCTTTGGTTCATCTCTTTTGCAAATTGCGGATTCCAGTGAATCTTGACATTTATCGTCCCGGTATATTCCATATTGTCGGGTTGCTTTATTTTGTCGGACACGCTATCACCTCACATCAAGCTCGGTGTGGCGCATTTCCGCAGATCCATAATCGCACACCCTGCAAGCCATGACCGTGTGGACGTCATAGACCTCAAACAACCGTTTTACGCTCGCGCTCTGAGTCTCTTCGGTCGAGTTATCAATCGTCAGAGATACAGAGTCTTTGATTATAAGGTCTTTCTGCGGAGTGAATTGCAAGAGCAACGGCAGAAAAACCGTCACCGTGTCGCTCTCGGTCTTGCCGTTTTTGCCCGTCGAAGCGGTTGACTTCATATCCCAAAAAACGTGCGGCAGGAATATCCGCTCGTATTTGCCCCCTATAAGGCGGTACACGGTTGCTTTTGTGTTGGTATACATCTTTACCCCCTGTAAAGTAAACCCGTGTCACCGAGCCACAGATGCAGAATACGGCTATATTCCTGCTGACTCTCGCGGTGTCTGTCGGCTGCCGATGCATAAGATACGGAGTAGCTGCCAACGCTCTCGGAGGTCTTGCCGCTCTGGTTGTCTGCGCTATGTTCCGACTGTAAACATTCGGCGAGCTCGCAGCAACAAGACTTAATCGCTTCCGTCACTTCTTCAATCCGGCTGAATGTGTGCCGCTCAATAACCTTGGAGGCTCTGACGGCGAAAAAGTCGAAGTCGTCCTTGCTCATAGCGTCCCCGCCGTGGAGATAGTCATTGAGATAGTAGCCGTAGTCTGCATACTGTGTCATCGTTAGTCACTCCTTATGCGGTCTTGGGCTTAATGGCAATTCCGTTAAGAGCTGCCGCCTTGAGGGTATTCTTGAGAACCACACCCGCAACAAGCTCAACTTCGCCGCTCTTGACTGCTCCCGGAGCGGTCATATCGGGAAGATAGGTGTTTATAACGCCCGTTCCCGTAGGCGCGATGCCGTGGAATGCGTCAAGTCCGAGGTTTACGGCGTAAATGCTCGAAGTTCCAGCCGCAGTTGCGGACGGGGCGGAAGTGCCTATGCAGTCAACGGACGCACTGCCGTTGTAATACTCGCCTGTGTCGAGCATAGGAATGTCGCCGTAATACTCAACCCAACGACCGAACTCGTCACGCTCGCGGGAGTAATAACTAGCTCTGCGGGCGCAAGCTCTGACCTTGAGGAGCATATCGCCATTCATGAGCAGGAGCGACGGCTTACCGTCAACCTTATGAACAAGCTCATCAAGTTCGTCGAGGAATGCGGCATAGTTGGCATCGAGTTTGGACGAATCGGAGAGGTCAATAGTGGAAGTTATCTCGGTGGACTTGCCAGCGAGGGACTTTCTCAGACCGTCGAAAGTGTTGGTCACATAGCCTGATCCGGTGCTTGCCGAAGAGCCGTTAATAACGAGGTTGTGGAAATAGTTGGTCGTTGCCTTGATCTTTTCGCGGAGCTGAAATGTTATCTCATCAACCGCGCCGGAGGTATTCTCAATAACACGGTCGACGCTGAACTTGCCGCCCATGATTATCGCCTTTGCGGTCTTTTCGGCGCGCTTTGCCTCGTTCGAGGTATACTCGCCGTTAATCTGACGAGTGGCGGCGGTGGAGGGAGTCTGGAGCTGAATATAGCCGTAAGTCAGAGTCGAACCACCAGTACCGGGTGAAATCGCGTTGTCGAATGTGAGCATATCGAGGAGCAGAGACGAACGTCTAAACTCGTCGATAACCATCTGGTCTACATGGTCAGCCATGCCGACCTTTGCTTCTGCAAGAGTAATTGCCATTGTTTAAATCAACCTTTCTTTGAAAATTTCTCGGAAAGTGCAGAACGGAGGGTCATATCGCCGTTCGGATTCTGCCTTCTTCCCGTTCCGCCAGCATAGGGCGGAGGTGTGTTGTTGTCCTCGTCAAAAAGATATCCGTTATCTTTCTTGAGGGTTTCGAGCGCGGCATCTATATCGTCGCGCTGATTTTTGCTCGCCTTGAGTGCGTCAACATCGAGCAGCGCCTTGACTGCTTTCACGCTCTTACCTTTTTTGCCAGTTATAGCAAGGTCGAGCGCGTTCTCGAAGTCGAGGTCGGCGAGCTGCTGCTCATATTTTGTTTTCTGCGTGTTGAGGTCATTTGTGAGGCTTGTTATCTTGCCTTTTAAGTCCTCAACATCTACGCCCTCGAACTCTTTGAGTGAGTTTGTAGCAGTGTCGAGCTGACTCTTGAAGTTGTCGCGTGCCGCCGTAACCTTGCCGAACTCGGCGATGGTCTTATAGTTCTCCGCGACTGCCTTGTCGAAGTCTGCTTTCTTATCCTCGGAAACGGTAACACCGTATTTTTCGAGAATAGCGTGAATGTTTTCCATAGTAAAATCCTCCTGAACATTGCTTATATACCGCTCTGTCTGCGGTCAGAATTTAGCCACATGAACCAGCGGCGGGGTAAAAATGGATATAAAAACAGCGCCTCGCACGAATGCGAAACGCTGAGATTATTGAATTGTGTCAATCGTGTTTTGGGGTCAAAATGACCTTTACATCTTTCTTTTCTATTATCTCGCTATCTGAGACAACCGCAAGAACTTCGCCGTCCTCTGCGGTTATAATAACCTCTTCGTATTCCTTGCCTGAGATGTTCATTTAATCACTTCCTTTTACGGCTTCTCTGCCTTGTTTATAACTGAATCCCGCCGCTTTCAGACGCGCAGTTTGTGTCCGCAGTCCTGCCGCTTTGGAGAATCGCGCATATTCCTGATTAAGGCGGGTATATCGTGTTCTCGCCGCCTTGAGTGCATCGTCGTCGCCCGCGCCCTCGAGAACCGTTATCTTTCGCTTGCATTTGCGGATAGCAGTTTCAAGCCGCCGCTGCGCCTGTGTCGCTTCATAGATGGTGTAGTGCTTGCCTTGATATGTTATGCCGTCGGCGTTCGCCCTTTTAAAGGCTTCCAGCTGCTCGGCAGTGTATGTAGGTTCGGTAACGCCATAAAATATAGGGGAAGCCGCATGACCGCAGTTCAAAGTGCCGATTCGGCGAACGAGACTATCGTTGAGCTTCTGATAGTCCTCATCGCGGTATTGCTTGCCTTGTATAGGTTCGTGGTCGGGAGCACTTGCGGCGTGGGCTGATATTTCCCAGCCGTCCGCGCCGTACTTCTCGTGATTTTGTTCGCTGATTTTTTCCTGCATCAGACCGAGACCACCCATAATATTACGCCTGACCGCCGTTTCTATCGACGCTTTCGCACCGCTCTCATAGTCAACAGTGACAAGCCCCCGCTGATAGAGGTTTCTGCACGCCATTTGAACCGCCGTGTTATAATCTGCCGCGCCCGTGAACACCTGTTTAAAGGCAAAGTCGCAGCAGGCGTTATAAGCGTCATAAAGCGGCAATCTCTGCCCGTATGGGCTTATCATGCCTATGGTCTGCGTTATGTTGGTGAAGTCGTCCTGCGCAAGCGCGACCGCCGCTTTGACTATCTGCTGTAAGCTCTCGTTGTTGTCAAACTTAACGCCGTCAATGCCCGGAAGCTTTGAGATATCAAAGTGATAGCCCTCTTCCGCAGCTTGTTCGAACAGCTCGTCTATCTCGTCAAGCGAAGTTTCAAACAGCTTCGCGAGTTTCTTCTTAATCTCTTGACGACTTACGCCGAGTTCCTGCGCTTTCCATATCTCGTACTCGGCGGTTGATGTTATCTTTCCCGCTTCCGCTATCCTGTGGGCGATATCCCGTAGCAAGAAGTCGGTCATCGGGTCTGTTATTTGCATCGCGAGTATTCTCAATGCGTCAATGCTTTCCGGCGGCAACATAATTACTCATCTCCCGCCGTCATGCTCTCAAGCTCCGGCATATAGTTGTCTCGTATGTTTTGGATAGCTTCCGGAGTGTCCCACGGCAGCTCAAAATACCACGCAACAGCTATCTCCGGCTTAATAAGTCCCATCTGCACCATAGTGCAGTACTCATTCCACGTCTTGTCGCGGTTATAAAGAACACCGTCGCCGTAGTCGAGTGTAACCTCGTCCGGAGCGATAGGTGCATAACCGCCGATATGATAAAGCGCGCCAAGCTCCGAGCAAAGTTCCAGCAGCTTTTTAACTGTCTTTGTCCAAATCCCCTGCATATCGATTATAGTCAGATTATAATCACCGTCAGAAGATGTTATTTCCGTAGCTGTTCGCTCGGCTTCCTGCACATCTGACAAAATACCGCGCTTAAAGCCGATAAGACTTTCGATATTCCGCAGATATTCGGTCTTTCTTGTAAGATAGCTCTGCTCGCGGAACGCGGGCGAGAATATCGTCACGCCGAAGTCCTGCGGGTCTTCGTCAAAAGCGGTAAAGATATCATCCTCGAGACTGCGTGTCTTCGTATTTCCGTTCTCGCCAGACTTCTGCCGGGTGAGGTCTTCGGGCACCATTATACGCGCCCTACCGAGTTCAAACTCGCGGGAAAGCTGCCATTCGTTACGGTTGATTCGCGCTATGAGCTGTGCCGCTGGTGCATATATCGCTACGCCGTCCGCCGAACCGTCGACCGTGTTGTAAAGCGGCGTTTTGAGTGATACAAGACCGATTCCGTCAACGGGCAACACCGCCACAGGCTCTAAATTCGCATATTTTTCGAGCGTGTCGAGTGGGACTTCCACGCCGAGCGTGTTCGAGTCGCTTGACCGAAAGAGCTTTGTTTCTATCGTCAAAGCTTGCCCTGCCGTCCTGCGCTCGAGCAAAGTATAATATTTGCCGTCTTCGATTGTCGTTTCCGCAGTTCCAACACTTGTAAGCTCGTTCAGCTCGTTTCTCGCCAGCGGTATAAAGCAATCGCGCCTAATCGGGACAAAATAAAACCCGTCCGCAGTTGGTACAGGCTTTATAAGGCATTCGCCGGAGATGAGTGCCTGCTGAAACGCTTCGCGCCGTATCTCTTCCAGCTCGCCGAGAACTCGCTCTGCAAATGCGTTTTTAGTGCTTGTCTCATACTCTGAAAAAGTGGTCTTTATAAGCTTATTGACGACGAGAACGGGCAGTCGCTGACAGTCGTCGAGACCGTCGCTCTCATGGTCAAAATACATCTCGAGCCATAGCTTGATAGCGATTTTCATTTCTCGCGTCGTGATATCTTTGACCCCGAATGCATCGCTGAAATTATATATTTTCTCGCAATTAAGCAGCGCAGATATAACGCTCATTTGTTGCCCTCCGTGTTTATTACTATCTTTTTGAGTGACCTAACGCCGCGCTCAAGCCCTGCGATATACGCCCTCAAACGCTCGTTCTCGCGCGTCAGTTCGTCTACCTCAAGATTCAAGCTCCGGAGCTCTTCTTTCATGCTCTCTTTGGCGTATGACGGCAGATATTTTTCACATATCCACATCTTGATTTTCTTCATTTTTGTCCCCTCTGTACCCCATCCAGCGGAGTTCCCTCCTTAATACCGTGTAACAAAAGTAACGCATATCGTCCATCGCGTGGTCATATTCCTTTACAACCTTGTCAACGGTTGATTTATCGTCCCAGCGATACATGCCGAACTCTTTCAAGATGCCCTGACAGCTCGAATTTATCTTTATGGCGCCGCCTTTGACCATCTCAGAAGTGACTCGGATTCCGTCAATTACATCGTTTTTTGCCTTGCGCACCGAGAACTTACCGTGCTTTCTTATGCATGTGATAAAGCTCGCGGCGGACGGGTCAACAATTATTCGCTCAATGTCATAGCCCTCGGCGAGTTCTTCGACCGCTTTATAATATTCCTCGTCGGTCATTTGTCTCTGTCGCTTGCGACCGTCATAATAAAACTCTTTAATGCGTGTCGCCGTCTTGCCGTTTAAGCACCACAGACCCGCCGAAAACGGATTCAATGTGCCATAGTCGATAGATATAAAATAGCGCCCCTGTTCCGGGACGGTATCATCAATTAAACTGTTGACATCGACATCGTAAACAAGCCCATCTGCCGCTACCCACAGACCTAAAATAAACCGCTGATAAAACACTCCCGACGGGTAAAGCCTGAAATATCGCTCTCTTATCTCGTCGGTAAGTGACGGATTGTCGGTTAATAAAAAGTGTATGTGGTAGACATGTTTCTCTTCGGGCTTTGTCACCCATTCTTCGTAAAACCAATGTGCCGGGCTGTCGGGGTTGCAGTTGAACCAGTACTTTGACCCGGTCACCGAACATCTCGCGAGCGACTGCTCCACGAACGAGCGAGGCATAAGCGCAACCTCGTCTAAGAGCACGCCCGCAAGGGTCAAGCCCTGAATCAATCCCGCCGAACTCTCGTCTCTGCCGCCGAACACATAGAAATAGTTTGTCTTGTCGTTCCCGGTCACCACAAGAAGCTTGCTTGACCTCTTATAATTAAGCTCAAAATACGCCGTTAAATCGGTCATTCCGAGCAGCGGCGTTATTATGTTACGCTCTGCCGATTGGACGGTCTTGCCGCATATAGCGAACGTCTGACCGTCAAAATACCGCATAGCCCAATGAATGAACGACAGAATCATGCAGACGGTCTTGCCTGAACGGACTGCACCGTCGCATATAATAGCATCATATTTGTCTTTATCCTTGCCGTGACACCAGCGCAAAATCTCTTTTTGCTTCGGCGACAGTGTTGTTATTTTCATTCGTCGTCACCGTCCAGTGCCTTGTAAAGCTCTGATATGTCGCTCTGCTGCTGACCGCCATTCTCGGCGGCAAGCTCCATTAAAGCTTTAAATGCCATTGTGTCGCCGTTCATCGCCCGATTGAGCTGCGCGTATATCATCGCCTCTTTGGCTGATATATTAGCCCCGTCCGTTATCTCGCTCAGGTAGTTGACCTCTGCCGGGTCACTGTTTTTGAGGTACATCGACATGGCGCGTCTCACTATTTCGCGGGTATCTCTCAGGTCACGGCGCACCTCGCCTGAACGCTTTCCGCCTTTCCTCTGGTCTTCCACTGTTAAAGTGTGTCTTTTACCCGCAAAATCTGTTTGTTTAGCCATGCCACCACCTCTCTTTTAATTCGCTGTTACCAACGCTTTTTCTTGACCTCGACATATTCATAACCAAACTTTTCCATGCCGCTGTCTTTCCACATTCTTTTCGCCGTTCCGATATATACCTGATTGTCTTTGCCGTTTAAGGTCTTGCCCTTTGCCGCGAGCTTTCTTCTGACGCTATTTACCGATTTTTGCGCTCGGGATTCATATTCTTTTTCTACTTTATCGGCAGCCGCCATCATCTTATAAGAGTTTCGTTTTGCGCCTCTTTTTGCTCTGAAAATATATGTGTTTTCATTCGGACCATTCGCTACGGCACGAGATTCTCCAGCAAATCCCAACCTTATATGATTTTTGATGTCCTTTGAAGAAAAAGAACCACCTATTACTCTGTTATCGCCATTTGGGTGATTATGTGTAAGAATTACGGCTTTTTTGAAATTTGGGTGCCCTGTTGGTATAGCGACGGCTTCTTTGTGATTGCTCGTTCCTGCAACCACAAGTTTTCCGTTCGCGTCAAACAGTCCAACATATTCAACGCTTTTATCACGTATTGCATTTTCAAACTCATGCATAGACATGTTAGCAAACTTCTCTGTTTTATCATAAAACGCTCTAACGCGGCTACCTTCGTCTCCTGTGTTATCGCCTTTTCCCCAGCCACTGTCAGGTCTATTTCCTTTCGCCATTTCTTGCCCCCCTGCAAATAAAAAAGAGACCGCCGATGCAGTCTCTTTAATCTTTTTGTTCTTCGTTTAATATGAGATGTGGTATTTGTCCATAACAGCCGTTCGTTCTTCGATAGTCTCGGCTTTCTCAAACTCTCGCATGAAATCGCCGTATTCGCGTTCGAGCGTCTCTTCGCTGAAAGCCTCTTTGAGTTCTTCGTCCATTTCGTCAAGTGTCTCTCGTATTGCCTCTTGTATCTCCGCATCCGTTGCGGGCTCAAGCTTTGACTCGTCGATTTTTTCAAGGTCTTCAGGGTTATATCCGGGTACCAGCATTTTCTTTTTCTCCTTTTCTTTTTTGTTATTATAGCACGCAAGATTTGAAAAATCAATCCTGCGCGAATCTCGTCTCAGCGAAAGACGGTATTCTTTCTATATTTTCAAATTCTGTCTTTGGCAGTTTGCCATAAACGAACACCTTTGACGGGTTCAGCTCCTTGAGCATGGTTTGGAACTCCCATTCGAACGCATCTGCGCCCGTTGTGCCGTCTTTCGTCCACATGCTTGAAATTGCTATAACGCTGTCGCGAGGCTCGCCCTCGAGATACCACTCTTTGCAGCGCTCATCAGTGCTCGCTCTGATAGTTGGGATAACGGTTAACCCGCATTCCTGCATATAGACCGCTACCCAATGTTTGCGATAGTGGTTAAATATCTGTGTTGCCATAGGCATATCGCCGTATGGTGAAAAGTCGGGAGAGAGCACACAAGCATATTCCGCGAGCTTCTCTATATACTTCTCGGGCGTGTTCCAGATTCTCTCGAATTTATAATCATCACGAAAAAAGTGAATACCTGTTTTTTGCTTCTCTTCCGGGCTTCGCTTATCACTGAGCATAAAGTCAAATGGAATCCAGTCAGTAACCTCCGGGAGCTGATATACCGGCTGTATCTCGGGTATGTCATATTTGCCAACTCCGGAGAACTGCGCCCTTTCAAGATTCAGAATATTTGCTTTCCGCGTCTTGGTATCGAGCTTGTTCTTTTTCTTGACTTCCGGTGCCATGAAGTTGAATCCGAACTTTCCCATGTCAAAACTGAATATACCGCCGAGTTCTTTATCGAGAAACCCGAAGTCCCATTCGGCTTTTTCCGCGACTTTGTTGTCAGCGAGCCTAAATGCTTTTATCTGCTCGTCGTCGAGGTCATCGGCAACAATGCAAGGCACCTCCGCCAAATGGAGCTTCTTTGCCGCCTTTAGTCTCGTGTGACCACATATGACTGTGCCGTCACCGTCAATTACTATCGGGACTTTGAATCCGAACTCCGATATGCTCTCAGCGACATACTCCACCGCTTCGCCATTTCTGCGCGGGTTGCGCTCATACGGTTTGAGGTCTTTTACTTTCTTTGTGATTATCTCCATTACGATTTACCACTTAGGGCTTTTTTGAGCCAATCCTTTGCGGCGAACGACCCAGCGTTAATCCAAACACCGTTTTTTTGTTTTATTCCCAAATGCTCTAATTGCCCGTCGTCCATTCTTTGAAAATAGAATGTGCTTCCGTCTGCTCCAGCTTTTTTTACCAAATGTCTGCCAGCTGCGGACTGTGCCGCCGCTCTGAGTGCTCCGCCTCTTCTGTCAAGCGCGTCACGGTTATTTATCCAAAAAGCCGCGCTTGTTTGTTTTCGTAAGCCCTCTCCGTTTATGAAATCAACCGCGCTTTTATAGCTTTGATATACTTTTTCGTACTCTTTAAGTCGATAGTCTACTTCTCTTGCTTTGAAAGCGGCTTCGTCAAACTTCGCGTCCCTTTTTGCGTTGCGCTTAGCTATATGTTCCGCACGTTCATTTATTTGGGCTTTTATCTCTTTGGCACTTAGCCCTAACATCGCTTTCTCTTTGCCGCCATATCCGACCGGAACGAGTTCACCTGCAACATTCTCGGCGTACACTGGCAAAACTGTTTCTTCTACCGAATCGAAAAACTTCTTGCGCAGGTCGTTCGCCCACTCTATCTGTCTCGGGGTTCCTTCGAGTTCGGGCAAGTCCCGAAACGGTGCTCGCAAGTCTCCGCTTAAAGTGTGTATTCCGCCTTTTCTTTGTGCCTCGCGCTCCGCCCTTGTCGTAGGTCTTGGAGGTTTTGCCATAATATCACCCCGTGTTAATGGAAGTGCTATCGGTAGTTATTCAAAAAAATCCGAACAACTACCGATAGCAGTGAAACCATATGTGCCGCCCGAGCTGCGTCTTTTCGTCAGCCATCGGGATTTCTGCGGCTTAACAAGCCGCCGCCGAGCGCTCAGGCAACCCGATACTTAACTTCTCGCGCTTCCTCGCCCTCTTGGCGGCTTGGAGCGGAGCAAAGGACTCGAACCTTTAATGCGCTTATGCGCATATCGCCTGAAAGCTCCGCATAAAAAGCCCTGCTATTAAACCCGCCGCAGGGCGAGGCGGTAAGAAAGGAGCCGGTTTTCCGCACCGGCGAGCGGTGGAGATGTGGTAAACAACATGAACGGAGAAAAGAAGTAAAAGCGGTTGCCCGTCCACTTTTACATCTATATGATATCATATCTCCCAACTGTATTTCACTGTATTTTACAGTATTTTACTGTACACTTTTAGCGTTGAGGAGTTCTTCGAGTGCCGCGCAAGCTTTCTTGTTCGTTTTCCAACACCACTCTCGGGAATATCCCATCTCTTCTGCAATGTCTTCAAAGCTCATCCTGCTGAGGTGCCTCAAAAGCAGGAACTCTTCCCACTGCGGCGGGAGTTGGCTCACAAGAGCCTGAAACTCGTTTTCGGCGGCGAATTTTTTCTGATATATCTCTATGATTTCGTTGCCTAAATCGACATATTGAGATATTAAGCTGCTCATTTTGTCCTCTGCTGTCTTCTGCACCGACTCGGACGGCGGGGCGGTAATTGATACCAACATATCAAACAACTCCGATTTCTGCCGCTGTTTGAATGACAGCTCATTGTCAAGGTGCTTTATTCGGTTGACGTATTCGGGAACGGTCACAATATCACCTCTATCTCTGTTCTCGGGTTTTCTTTGTCATAGCCCCCGCACAGCTGAAGCTCGACGTTTTTGAAGCTGTCGTCTTCAATTATTCCCGCTTCGCGCAAGCCGTCGAGAATAAACTTGCCGTTGTAGTTGTCCGGGTCGTGCCGTTGCCTTGTGCGGAAAAAATATGTAATTCTGACAACACACTTTTTAATCGGCTCGGACGGCTTCGGGCGGCAGTACACCGCGCAAAGGGCTTCCCACTGCTTTTTGTCCGCTCTGTACGCCCATACATTCTCGCGCCCCGCGAACTTGTTGAGCGACGGTGGGATATCGGGGATAGTGTAGATGTATCTTTTGCGCTCACATTGCGGGCATATCTGCCGTCCCTCGGGGACTATTTCTCCGCAGCATATACATCTGTCAGCATCAGCCATTGTCAACTCTCCTCTAAACTTAAATTAAACCTACATCTTTTGCATTGCTCACAGGGCTCATCATCATTGTCACCCCTTGCATAACCTAAGCATTTATTAAGATTGTAGTATTGTTCAGGTTTGCCAACACCTAATTTAACTTGCTTTTTGACAAGCGAACAATTTGCAAGTGTTCGCTTGCCGCGGCGGTCGATATAGTCACTCATTCTTTACCTCCTAATAGCTCGTGGTTATCGTAGATATTACTAATAACTTCAATGTACGCGCCAGTTTCTTCCATATCAACCCACAACAGAATGTCAGTATTGAGACTGTCTCCGCCCATTCGGACAAGCTGAAAGCCCCAGTTGTATTCACAATTCGGGTTTCCAAAAGACACAATCGCGGTAAACGACCCGCCGTTATTTGCGTCAACGCATTTTACAATATCACCCTCAAAAATCTTTGTGCCGTTTTTATCTTTAAGACCTGTGTACTGCCCTATCGTTTCAGGGATTACCGTCCTTTTGCTATTATTGGTGCAAATCTGCCAGTCGCCGTCATAACAGCGAATAGGCACACCGAAATACCACATACCATCATTATATTTTTTATCGCCTTTGCCGCGAAAAAGTATCTCACGCATTGTTGTCACTCCAATCTAAAGCCTGTCCGCAATCGGGGCAGTAATCAAACCTGTCCATAAGTACATCCCGACCACAAATCGGGCAATATAGCCAGCCATCATCTTTAAGCTTCTTTGGTATCTGCTTTTCGAGAGCTTCTTTGCACACGATAAGCATTTCTGCATATTCTTGTGCGCCTTGATACTTTTCAGAAAATTCTATATCATTCAGAAGCTCTAACGCTTTTTTTGCTGTCATCATTCTTACCTCCCGCTTGAGCCGAATCCGTTATTGCCGCGTGCCGTCTCGTCGAGACTATCAACGACTTCGAGCTCGTCGCTGCAAATTGGCAAAATGACGAGTTGAGATATCTTATCGCCCTTTTCGACCATATAGGGAATCCTGGTGTTGTTGTAAAGTTTGACACAGATACTGCCTGTATAACCCGCGTCAATAACGCCCTCGCTCGTTATGCCGTGCTTGACATTAAGACCGCTCTTGCTCTTGAGAAACCCGACAAATCCCTGCGGTATCTCGATATGTACGCCTGTGTCAAATATCGCGCTTCCCTGCGCTGGGACTATCTGACACTCTCTTGACATGAGGTCGAATCCTGCATCTTCGGGATGTGCCTTGTAGGGCTTGTAGGCGCCTTTTTCTAAAACAATTTTCATTTTATTAAGCTCCCTTTGTTTCTTCATCGTTCATTGGCTCGTTCCAGCAGTTCTCACAAGCTCCCGTGTAATAGCAGTTCTCGAACGGCGGGCGTATTTCACCGTAGATTATTTTTCTGCATACAACTGGACTTCCGTCCGAATAGCTCTGCGCTTTCGGAAACTTCTCGAAAAAGTCCTGTGCGTATGTTTTCTTCGGGTGTTCGTTGCTCCACTTTTGCAGATTTTCAATTGCCTTTTGAGCATCTTTGGCACAGATTTTTGTGAACGGGTGCCCGCAAAAATCAAGCAGCGGGCATTGCTCTTTGTAAGCCGCACCGGCTGCGCACGCGGTGCGCGAGTTACAAAGTCTGCCAAATTCGGGGAAAAAATCTATTGTTTTACTGCAATCCATAATTTTTCCTTTCTGCCCGGACTTTCGCCCGGGCACTGCATTATTTTTTCTTGTAGGCTATCGGCTTTGACATGTTCTGACGCTCAAACTCCGAGATGTCATATGAAGCTTGTCCTTTTGGCTTAACATCTGCGGTCGGAGTCCTGCTATCACGCCGTGCCCAGTTTCTGATAGTGGCAAGGTGGTTTTTGTAGCTCTTGCCAGTGCTTGCCATATACGCGCTCAGGCGTTCGATTCTGTCAGACCAGTCAAAAAACTCTTTTTTCAGTTTCTCAAAGTCTTCATCAGACAGAAGAACATTTTGATATTCGCCGTATTTATGGCGCGTGGGCTTTTCTTTATCTATTTCTTTTATATCTTCTTCTATATCTTTATCTATATCTTCTTCTATGCCTTGACTTCGTTGACATGTCATTGACATGTCATTGACAGCCTGCAAGGCACGCTTTTTGGCGCGGGATTTTTGTTGTGCGAGTCGGTTGTACTCCTTGAGTTCGGCTAACTTGTCAACACTTTGGTGCTTCTCCCAATTCGGGATAGTTATTGTGCCATTCACAACCTCTATCATTCCGAAGCTTTCAAAGGTGGTAAGAGCGAGACGCACGGTAGACATAGGACGGCGAAAGATAGTTGCAAGCATTTCTTCGGTGTACGGTATGCGGTCGCTGAGCATAAGCACGCCGCAGTTATTCTGTTTGCCCGCGAGACAGAGGATTTTGAACCATATAACAATTATGGAATCAGCGTCGGGCATACTCTCGATGAGCGCTATTTTTTCATCGTCGAAGATATTAACGCAGAGTTTTATCCATTTGAGCTCCATTACCTCAGCTCCTTTTTATCGTCCTGAAATGGGCTTGTACGGGAACGACATATTTTCCCTCGCGCTCCGCTACATAGCGTCTGAGCCCTTGTGCTCTGCGTGACAAGCTTCTGCAACGGCGGTCTGTCTCATTGAGAAAAGCTTTAATCTCGACGATGTCGTCGGAAAGCCAATAACCGACACTGTGCGACGACGAGAGAATAGGCGCTCCGCCGTCCCTTGCAAGCTCTATCAGCTTGCGAACGGTTCGGTCGTCGAGCCCCGTATAAATGCAGAGTGCTTCCCGCGTGACCGCGTTTTCCTTGCCTTTGGGTATAAAGTCGACTATGTTCATCTCGTTACCTCAGAACGGCAAGTCGTCGCTTATGGGTATTTCCTCGAAGTCGTCGTTGTTCGGGGGGGTCTGCGGCTTGTCCGCTTTTGACCCGCAGAAGCTGACTTCGTCGGCAATAACTTCAAATGCGGTGCGCTTGTTGCCGTTTTTGTCCTCATAGTTGCGCTGCTGAATACTGCCGCGAAGCGCTATCATTGCACCTTTTTTGAAATACTTTTCGACAAACTCGGCAGTCTGCTTCCATGCAACAATATTGATGAAATCAGTCTGCTCTCTCTGAAAACGGCGGTCAACCGCCACCGTGAACGATGTAACGGATGTGCCGTTCTGAGTCTGTCTGAGTTCGGGGTCGGCGGTCAACCTTCCCATAAGAATCACTGAATTAAGCATTATTAACACTCCTTTTGAGTTCCAAAAATTTCTTTGTAGTCGTCCCGTAGAGCCTTTTTATTCGAGCTTCGGTGCGCTCTTTTTCTTCTTTGATTTGCGCTTTGGTTTTGTAGAACGGACACTCGCCTGAGCTGCACACGCAGTCGGTCAGTACACTGCAACCTTTCGAGCCGTTAGCCAACGTGCCATAAGCAAAACAGTCAAATTTCTCCATTTTTTACACTCCTTAAAGGTAATTTTTTCCGAAAAGCCTGATAAAGTCATCTTTATCCCAGCCGTAATATGACATCGCTTTTTTCTGCGCTTCGCGGTGTAGCTCGTCCATCACCGCCTGATTGTCGTGAACTGCGTTCTTGCCGTACATATGGCAGCCCATGTGACATAGGCGGACTTTGAGTCCGTACGCCTCGCTCGCGTGTCGTGCCGAGCCTCCGAAGCAGTGGTGCCAGTCCATAGGTGCGCCCGACCTGCCACAGAGATAGCAGATATCTTCGTCCGCTTGAAGAATCGACCTCATTTCCACATCTCCTTTAATCGGTCAAGTTTTTCGGGGGGCATCGTTTCTATGTCCTGCGCTTTGCACTCCTGCACAATGTTGTCAATCAGCCGGGACATCTGTGCCGTGTCATATGCTGACGAGCCACAAAACAGCTGTACATTCGTGCATTCGGGTATCTTTGACGGGAAAGTTTCGGTCAACCACCCGAGTCCGTTGCGCTCCCACCAGTCGCGGAGCTTGTCGACCGCCTTGTCCTGCACACAGATGGTCTCAAAGTTACCCCCGATGTTTTTTATAGCGTCTCGATAGATATCTATCATGCTAAGGTGCAGCTTTGCGGCGAGTTTTCCGATGAGCACCCAGCAATAGGCGTTCGCGTCGAGACTGCGCTTGCGCTTTTTCTTCTCGACGGTCAACTCATAGGGCTTGTCCGAAGATTTAACCTCTGCCACTATGCGCTGACCTTCTTCGCGGTTTTTGACCTTGAACTTGAGATAGAATCCGTCGGACTCAAAGAGCCAGTCGGCTTTTTCAATCGTCATGACTGCTCCTTTGCCGCTTTAAGCCAGACGGCTATCTGAGTTTTTGCCCTTTCTGCCAAACTGTTTGATATAGTTTCAAGAGACATGCCCTCAGGGGCTGAAATTTGGCGCATAAGCGCGTTTTCTACTTCGCCTATACTTTTCCCTCTGAGTTTTGCAAACTCGCCCATTAGGTCGCGCGTGGCAAGATTTACGGCTTCGCGGTTTGTCTTTTCGTCTGCGGGTGTCGGCTGGGTGTTCTGAGAGCTGTATTTGCTCCGTCCCGCCGCCCAATAGACATTCGCGCCAAAGCCTAACGCCTTACAAGCGACGGAAAGCGCGTCGGTGTACGCCATCTTAAAACATTCGTCGGAGGTATAGGCTCTGCTCTTTTCGTTCGACCCGCTCTTTTCGTTCGATATGTACGACGCGCCGCCGATGCCGAAGATAGGCTTGCTCCACTCGTTGTTTTCCTTGACATAGAGGTTGAGCGTGACATGTGCCGTCTTTGTTCCGTCTGCTCCGTCCTCGAGCCAATGTTTGATATCGTCGGTATACCAGCCAATGCCGCAAGCTCCGAATACCTCTGTCAGCTTCTTTATGCGCCACATCGGGTTAATGTCTGTGAATCCCTTGAGACGACCCGCCGCGATTTTCTTCTGTGCGTTGCCGGGCACTTCGCAAACCCTGCTGTAAATTTCAAGATTATCCATGTTGCACCTCACTTAATCTGAATGTTCTGAACTTCCACAATGTCCGCGCCGTCAAACGATTCGCCGGACTTGACCGCCGTTTTGACATCGGTCTTGCTGATTTTCGGGGTAAATGTGACAAACTCCGGATATTTTTCCACAAATGCGGCTTCATCTGCGATTACGAGACATTCAGACTTGCGGAAAGCGACTTTGTTTCTCGCACTCTCGAAAGAGGTTTCACCTCTGCACTGCATAGAGCGAGACACGTAGCTTTTAAGATAGTCGACGGAGTTTTCTTTTGCTTTTTTTCTCGCCGTCAGAGCTTTTATCTCTTCGCCTATCATCTTAGCTTCGGCGGTCAAATTCTTGATAGCACAAATGGTGTTGTCCAGCTTGTCTTTGTAGTCGCCATTGAGCATTTCGAGGGTATCTTCGATAGCGTCCTCCGGGATTGTCCCATCTTCGACAGCTGTGATAAAATCGAGGTATTCGTTGTCAAGTTCATAGAGCTTCATCTTTTTGTTTCTCCCTTCATTATTTGAAATAGGTAGTTGATACAATCGGTTGCTGTCATTTGTTTTATTTGCTCGTCCTGTGCCGCCGTTGTCTGAACGGGCGGTGTTTGGTCTGCGTCGTTGTATCTCATGCTATTTCCCTCAATCGCACCGGGAGTAAAATATAGGTGCTTAAATCGTCCTTGAATACCAACGGAGACACGGGAGAGCTGACAAGAAAGCTGTCAGTCTCAGCCGCTTTAAGCACTCCGACGAGATATCTCGCGTTGATTCCTATCACGAGGTCTGAATCGGTCTCGCCCGTCACTGAATCGGTGGCACTGCCTATCGTCGTCCTCACAGACAGTTCAATGGCATCTCTTGAGAGCGACATCTTAACAGGCTGTGTCTCGGTGCTCGCGAGAATCTGAACTCTTTCGAGCGCAGATGTGAGGGCTTTAAAATCCGTCTTGACCGAAGCTGTGTTTTTGGGAATAATCTTGTCCACATCGATTTCCCACGCGGTAGACATAAGGCGCGAAAACAGCGTATAATCGCGGGTCTGCGCTACAAAATGTTTGCTTGAGACGGATATCTCGACCGCGTCGGTCGCGTCCGAAAGCTCGAGCAGTGCCTTTGGCGGAATTGTTGCCGTTGCGCTCGGTGCTGTCCCCTCTTCGCACGGTATGCTTGACTCGGCGAGTGTGAACCCGTCAGTCGCGCAGAGTCTGAGGTTGTCGGAGACGGTCATTCTCACGCCCTTATCATCTGCGGCGGCGAACACGGTTTTTTTAATCAGCTTGACGAGATTCGCTCCGTCAACTCGGCAAGTTGTGCCGTCTTCAGGAGTTGGAAGCTCGGGGTACTGCTCCGCAGGTATGCCTTTGACCTTGAGATTCGAGCGTCCGTTCTGGACGGTGAGAATATCATCATCGGTGCAAAGTGTCGTGTTTTCCTTTTGCAGCTTTCCCGCTGCATTTGTCAGAATCTTCGCGTCCGCAATTATCGCTCCGGGAATCTCTATCATCGCGGGGATTTTGACGGATATCCCAATCGTGAGATTATATCCCGTCACGGTCAGGACTCCACTTTCTGCCTTGAGCAAGAGTCCGTTTGTAGCCGGAGACGGCGATTTGTCGATAACTCTTGCAGCTTTGGCACAAGCCGCCTTGAGGTCGTATGTATTACAGGTCAGTTTCATTTTTTTGACTCCCTTCTGTTTCAAATAAATTCATCTGCCGAGAGTTCCAATCCACATATCGGTTCTCCCATTCAATACCTATGTAATCAAGTACATGTCCCCAGCCGAACTTTTCTCCTGTCGCTGGATTAGTGACACACTTGTACATCCAGAACTCCCATTCCTTTTCGTTTTGTTCGCGCAAGCGGTCGAAGCGATGGGGACGTTTCTCAAGTTGTATTCCGAAACCGCACATACTACAACCTGTTCTTTGCGCACCGGTTGTATAAAGCTCTCCAATGTCCCCATCCCATGCTTGGTTTTTTGATTTTATCTCGCCATATATTGCAGGAACCGGAACGTTCAAATCGAGCACAAGGCGGAGAATATCTTGCCGTTCGAAAATTGCAAACGGGCATGACCTAATTGAGGTTTTGCCGAAGTAGTTGCATCCGTTAAGCATGAGAGATTTTTCTCTGCGTCCGCCCTCAGACGCCATAAGCCCGAGAAAAGGAACGCTGTTGTGTTCTTTTGCCCAGTCGTCGCAAGGCTTTTCTTTTAGGTAATAACAGCACTTATCTGAAACGAGAAAATCAGGTTTGCGATAATTCACATTTTCGTTCTCGTTTTCATATCCGCCAAACAGTTCAAGCCACCGCTGCGGTAGTTTCATTCGGCTACCGGTTCGGTTCCCGCCATACTCTCCGGTTTCTCCCGTGATAATGGCGTGTCTTACAGTTCGATTCTCTTCCGTTGGATTTTGAAGCAGAGAGATTTTGTTCGCTTTTTCTTTTGAGAGCACTGGGAATCCAAATTCTTGCAAGACTTGAACTTTCGTCCACCTTGTGCCGTCCTCGCGCATGGCAGGCTTCAAACATTCTACTCCAAGCTGTTTGTGAATCAGTTGAATTGACTTATCTTCTAAACTTGACACGCTAACTGCGGGGCAGTCTATCCCTATGTCTCTTAAAAACAGCAAAAGTGTTATACTGTCGAGTCCGCCAACGGACACGTGGTAGTTAAGTCCGCGTGCTTTGCATTCTTCGATGAAATCAAGAGCGACATCTCGGGCGTGCTGAACCTTCTTTGAGTAGCTCCATTGCTGTTTCACTCGAAAGTTTTTGATAGTAGCTATATCGAGTTCCGACAGTCCCTTTTCCCAGCCCATTAAGCTCCCTCCATTAAGTCAAATAGCGTCGGTGCGCCTATCTGTGCTTCTGCCGCTTCGAGATAGCCCACACCATCGCGGAAATAGTCGGGGTTAAGTTCGCAGCCGTAGCCCCTGCGCCCCATTTTAACCGCCATATACGGAACGGTCATAAGACCGCCGAACGGGTCATATACAAGGTCGTTTTTGTTGGAATATCTGTTTATTACCCGCTCCACGATATCGAGCTGCAACGGGCATACATGAAGATTCTGACGGCGTCTGCTCTGCGTTGTGTTGAGTGTGCGCATACGGTTGATATCGTCCCATATCTCGTCGCTCCAACTGCCGGGCGAGACCACTGAGAAAGTGGCGGGAAGATGTCCCTTTTCGTCAAGTTCTTTAGCGAGTTTTACATGGTCGGCGTAGTCGTAGACCGTTTCGCGGGAATATTGACGATACATTCTCTCGAGCACTCGAACGGGCGCGTTTTTGAGTTCCTCGCGGGTGACAAGTCGGTTCCCGCTTGACCGCTGATAACCGTTCGCGTCAATCTGCCACTGGGCGCGGGTATAGTCGTCTTTGCTTTTGGTGACGGGGACATCTGCATATCCGTCCGTTGTATCGCTCGGAAGCTTGCGGAAAAGCAAGATATATTCGGGACAGCCGACGCCCATCTTCGTGCCGTCTTTGCACTGCTCCGTCCAGCCGAGACGGTAGGTCTGATTGTTTTCCCTAACAACATCTGTACAGACCGTTATCATGCCGAAATACTGAAAGCCGTGCTTTTGGTAGTGGCTTATGCACATCGCGTGAAACGGTTCAACTGTCGGAAAGCCCGTGCCCGTCACATTGCCGAAGAGAACGCGGTCTTTGACATGAACCGCGCAGACTCTGCCGGGCTGTAACACGCGAAGCAGTTCCGGCGTGAGATAGTCCATTTGCTCAAAGAACTGTCTCGTTGTCGCGTTATGCCCAAAGTCGTTGTATGACGGTGTATATTCGTAATGATTTGAAAACGGGATTGATGTGTGAATCAGCCCGACGCTATCAGAGGGCATTTTTCGTGTCTCGTCGACGCAGTCGTTATTCACGGCTGTGAACCTTTCTCTTTTGATTTCCACTCTTTTCACTCCTTTACTTCTTTTCAGCTGCTCGGCGATATGCGGAGATGACAAGCCGTATTTTTTGATGATTTCGGACATCTTCTGCGCTAATTCGTCGTGCCGTTTCCACTTCTCACGGAGCGCTTCCCAAATTCCTTCTTCCGCTTGGGTATAGATTATGTCGATAATCACCTTTTCGGTCTGCAAGAAGCGGTGTATTCTGTGAATTGCCTGAATAAAGTCGTTGAACTCATAGTCAATACCGACGAATATCGCACGGTGGCAATATTTCTGAAAATTGCACCCGCAGCCGGAAAGGCTCTTCTTTGTGGCGAATATCCTTGTTTTGCCCTCTTGGAAGTCAATAACGCGGCGTTCGCGTTCGTCATAGTCCATACTGCCGTAAATGTCGACAGCTTCGGGAATAGCCTTTTTTATCGCGTGTCGTTCCGCTTCGAGGTCGTGCCATAAAATAAAATGCTCGTCGGGGCTTGCTTCGTCTATCAGCTCTTTTGCTTTCGCCACTCGCGCCAATATACTTGAGCTTTTTTCCCGTGCCGCCTCAGATAACGATGTCGCGGTATCTCTCAACAGCTTGAACTGTCCGTCACGGTCGGCGGGCAAGTTTTCCATGTCGTCGTCTATGACATGTGTACGGACTTCAAACGGCGGTAAATCGTAGCCCGTCGCATCGAGTCCAAGGTCGGCGGGCGAGCTTAGGAACAGCCCCCACGACGCAACCCAAAGCCAAAATTCACGCTCCATACTCGGATAGAGCTGCAAGTTGTTAGCTTTTGTAGAATCGCGCTTAAAAAAGCGTGTAAGTGCCTGTCCCGTATCCATAAGGTCGAGAAACCCTGCGTAATGGATAAGCTCTTTATATCTGTTTGGGCTCGGCGTGGCGGTCGCCACAAGCTTATATTTAATTCCCTTGAACTTCGGAAAAAAAGTTTGATAGGTTTTTGAGCCATAAGAGCGAAGTACCGCCGCTTCGTCGAGACTGACCGCCGTGAAATATTTGGGGTCTATGTCTCCGTCTCTGACTCGCTCGTAGTTGGTCATGAGGATTTGTGCGTCTGAAGCTCTTACCTCGTCCATGCAGGTGACATATACGGGTTCGGGGATATGCAACAGCTCTCTTGCGTCACGGGTGAACTCTTGACGCACGCCGAGCGGCAAGACGATAAGAGCTTGACCGCCCTCGTGCTCGGTGACTATACGGCAAAACTCGAGCTCCTGCACGGTCTTGCCAAGTCCGAATCGCTCAAACAGTCCGCGCCTGCCGCCTCTAACCGCCCATTGAACGGCGAGCTTCTGGTGAGGTTTGAGTGCCGGGTTAATCTCGTCGAGCGATATCTCGAACCCGCTCTCTTTGGCGACTTCTATCTTGTCATCTAAAAATTGGTCATATGTTTTCATCGCTTTTCATCTTGTCCCATGCTGGGGAAACAACTTTCCTTTCTCTTCTTTTGGGGCGAAAATACGGGCACTCCATGTCCGTCGCCTCTATCTCGCGGAACTTGCCTGTGTCGAATGTGTAGTGACAAGCTTTGTTGTCGTACTCGATATCAAATCCGCTTATTCCTGCAAGCCCGACCATTTCGCGGCGGTAATAACAGCGTTTGCAGATGTTTTTCAAGTGCCAATGCTCTGAGTGTTTATGCTTTCCGGGCTTTTGCCACTGCGGTATCTCCTTGCTATCTGTCAGTCCCACGAGATAATCAAGCGAGACATTGAAAAATCGAGCAATCCGAATCGCGAAGATGAACGACACGGAATTTGTGCCGTCGCAATATCGCGAAATAGTGTCCTTGTGGCAACCCACAGCGTTTGCCAGTTCCGACCTCGTCACAGGCGGTTCGTGCTCTTCCATTAACAGCGTAAGTCTATCCGCTATCTTGAATGCTTCAGGAGCGATTGCCGCTATCTCGTACATGGCGTTCAGCTCCTTTCTTTTTGATTCTGCGCTTGAGTGAATCTTCAAAAGCTATCAGCTTGTCCTCGTGAATAAATCCATAGATGATAAGTACGACGAGGGCGATTTCAAACACCGTTTGAATCGCAAATTTCAGTATCATTTCATCATCTCCTCGAAGCTCTTATTCCTCTTTGTGCCCGAATAGACCGTCGAGTTCTCGGCTACTAAGGCGAGCATAGCGTCCGTGAGCGCATCGAGTTCCTTTGACGCAATAGCGGGAGTCTCAGAGATGGTTTTTATGACGAATTTACAAGCTGTTATAATTGCCGGAGCGCTGAGGGGAGTAACTGTCACGGAATTTACAATGTCTTGCGCGATATCAACCGCCAGCCTTGCGATTGCTAACATATGACCTTCTTTATCGTCCAGCTCGAATGTTGTGTAGAGGTCTTTATATAAGGGTATGTATTTTTCCTGCATTTTCTTTTCTCCTTTTCTGTGTTATATCGTTTTGCCCATCTTCTGGCGGTATTCCAGATACATTGGCAGGAGCAGCCCTGCGAGCCATTCGATGTTTGCGTTCTCCGCTTCGGTCAGACCGTTCTCTTCAACCGGCAGGTCTTCATATACTCGCTCCGCCGGGAGAAAAAAGCCGTCCGCGTCACGCCGTGCTATGATTTGCGTTTGCAGTTGCGCCATGATTCCCACCTCTTCCGCGCGTTCAAGCTCAAGGTCTGTCATCCTTTCATCTCCTTTTTTGTTGCTTGCAACTTGCGTTTTCACAAGTCAATGAGTAAAAAAATAAAATGAGGCTCTTTCGACCGGCTCGCCCATAATCTCGAGTATTTTGAACATTTCGCTTTGCGTGAACTCTCTGGCACCGCAGAGCTTGCGGTTAATCGTCGCCTCGCTTTTTCCGATGCTTTTTGCAAGGCTTTTCTGGGTTATACCTCTTTGCCTCATTGCACCGAGCAAATTCGAGTAATCATACATTATCGCTTTCACCTCCTTTTTGTTCGATTATATCACTTGCGTTTTCACAAGTCAATACTTTTCACAAGTTTTTCAAAAGTTTTTTTCATTTTTGCTTGCGTTTTCGTTGGTTTTGTGGTATTGTATAGGCGAGGTGATTAATATGCCGAGCTTTGCAGAAAGATTAAACGAAGCTTTAGAACGTAGAAACATGACCGCAGCGGAACTTGCGAGAGCGTTGAATGTCGCTGACGCTACAATAAGCAATTATAAAAAAGGAATCTACGCACCAAAACAAAGAAGAACTGAAGAAATATCAAAAATTTTAAATGTATCTATACCGTGGTTAATGGGCGCAGATGTTCCGATGAACCCGCTTAACCTTGTTTCCCCGAACATTACAGATGATGTCGTGACTTTCCCGGTTCTCGGCTGCATTGCTGCCGGATATGAAGAAATCGCGGTCGAAGATTGGAACGGTGCGGTTGTAGAAGTTCCCGCGGCTTATCTGAAAGGAAGAGACAAAAAAGACTTCTTTGTTTTGGAAGTTCGCGGCAGCTCAATGTATCCGCTCTATCAGGAAAAAGATATAGTGCTTATATTGAAGCAGAATTACATAGACCACAACGGCGATGTCGGAGCAGTCATTTATGACGGAGAATGTGCCACGCTCAAGCGCATTGATGTTTCCGATGATATGGTAAGACTCAGCCCCATCAATCCGGAATATCAGCCAAAAGAGCTGAGAGGCGCAGATTTGGAAATGTATCATATTCTCGGCGTTCCTCGCATGCTCATTCGAGAAATAAATTAAAAATCCCGCCCTCGCGGCGGGATAATAGAAAGGATGTATAAAAATGAAGTGCAAGAAATGCAAAACCGAACTCGGCAAGAACGACAAGGTTTGCCCGAACTGCGGGGCAAAACGACCTAAAGGCTGGATAATTGCTATCGTGGTAGTCGCGCTCCTCTGTATTGTCATTGCTGCAATGGCGATAAGCGGAGAGGGCGGCACAGACACACCGACAACGACGGAACCCGAGACCGAGTATATCACAATGGATGAGTATAATCAGATAAAAAACGGCATGACATACGAGCAGGTCGTTAAGATTATCGGCTGTGAGGGTAAGCTCGCAACTTCCTCCGAGATTGGCGGAAGCACCTCTCAGACCTACGGCTGGTCAAGCAGAGATTTAGGCGGCGGCACTACATATGGCGCGACAATTATATTCATTGACGGCAAGGTCACTGGCAAGTATCAGACGGGACTTGATATTGCTGACGATGTTTCGAGCGCGATAAAAGATTTAAGCTAAATAAAAAAGAACCCCCGGTGCGGGAACACCGAGGGTTAAGACATCAAAACACACCACGCGAATAGAGTGAATTGATATACATATTATATCAGCTCGCTCTCTTAAATGCAAGAAAGCGAGGCTTTTTTATATGGAAAACGCAGTAATTTACGCGAGATATTCATCGGACAAGCAGACGGAGCAGAGCATCGAGGGACAGCTCCGCATCTGCACCGCCTACGCCGAGCAGAATAACTTTAACATCGTGCATCATTATATCGACCGCGCCATGTCGGGCACGAACGACCGCCGTCCCGAGTTCCAACAGATGATATCCGACAGCTCCGGCAAGCAGTTTAGATATATCATTGTCTATAAATTCGACCGCTTCGCGCGAAATATGTACGATTCCGCAATATACGAGCACAAGCTCGAGCAAAACGGAGTTAAGGTACTCTCCGCGACCGAGCAAGTCGGCGACGGCAACGAGTCGCTGATAATCAAAGCCGTCCTGCGCGCTATGGCGGAGATGTATTCCCGGCAGCTCAGTGACAACGTCAAGCGCGGAATGAAAGAGAGCGCGTTGAAAGCCAACAGCACAGGCGGCACTATTCCTTTCGGCTATCGACTTGAGGACAAAAAGCTTGTGCTCGACGACCGCACCGCGCCGTTTGCAAAATATATATTTGAAGAATATGCGGCAGGCAAGGCAAAAATGGATATCGTCCGCGACCTTAAAGACAAAGGTTGCCGCAAGAACAACGGCAAAGTTCTGACTATTCAGAATATAACATATATCCTCTCCAACATCAAATACACTGGAGTTTTTAAATTTAAGGATATCGAGGTTGAGGACGGTTGCCCGGCACTGGTCAGCAAAGAGATATTTGGCCGCTGCAAAGAGCGAGCCGAGCGCGAAAGACGCAAATACGGCAAAAGTGCGCAAGAGGTTGACTATCTTCTTGTCGGCAAGTTGTACTGTGGCTACTGCAAAAAACCGATGATTGGTGACAGCGGCACAAGCCGAAACGGCGACAAGCACCATTATTACACCTGTTACACGCGCAAAAGCCGCCGCAGAACGGGCGAGACTTGCAAGAAAAAGAGCGAGCAAAAAGAGTTTTTGGAGTGGTATGTCGTCCAGCAGGTCAAAGAGTATATCCTCGACAACCGTCGAATCGAGATAATAACCGATGCAATCATAAAAAAATTTAAAGAGATGTTTGACAGTTCCGGCGAAGAAGCTTTCCTGCGACGGCTGCGCAGTATCGACCACGAGGTTGACGACGCTGTCGAAGCGCTTTTAAAAACAAAAAATCCAGCTGCGCTTGACAAAATCAACGCACGACTGGAAGATTTACAGATGGAAAGAAACAATGTCGAAGCCGAACTCTCGAAATTCCGCATCACCAAAGATGTTATCCCCGACCGCGAGGATTTGCTCGAGTGGCTCAAGTCGTTTCAGGGCGACGCCCTCGACCCGGAGTATCAAAAAAAGATGATTGATACCTTTATCAACGCGATATATCTCTACGACGACAAAGTGGTCATTTGCTTTAACCTTAAAGGCGGCAAGCAAGTCTCGGGAATAGAAGAGCTCGAACACTCTGATGAGTTGGACGAGTGTTCGAGCAGCTTATTAAATGGCTCCCCCTGTTGGACTCGAACCAACGACCCTGCGGTTAACAGCCGCATGCTCTACCGACTGAGCTAAGGAGGAATGTTACTACCGCCCAGTATTAGTGGGCGGTAATTTA